GCTGCGAAGTCACCAAAGTACATCCTAAAAAGGATATTAATCTCTGGTGGAAGTATCGTGAACGTTCTTGTCGCTGGCGAGTCGTAAATCTTATTGAGTTTTCTGCGTTCATCTTTTGGGCACTCCATGGTAGTGATTCTAGGGGCATCCCCTCTTAGAATCCCTGCATGCATTGCTTCAAAGCTCTTAAGGAAGATCTCATTGTCAATAACGTACCTCTTCCTACCAGATGCAAAACCCTCAACCTCCTTGAAGATCCATCCTTTCCCAGTAGCATTTGCTGGTTTGCGCAACACATAGGGATATCCCGCAGACGTCTTCATTTCGATGGGAGACCAATAATCACTCATGTCGATACCATTTATACCAACATCCAAGTCGTTTATCTCCCTTTTCCTCATCGTGTTTTCTAGATTCTGGAAAACGATACAAAGATGGTTTTCCACTTCCTCAATTTCACGCGTCGGGAAAGGAATAGTTGGAACTCCATATTTCTTCACAGCCTCAAGTATTGGATCCCATGTACCCCTTTTGTCACCAAGACGTCTGTCCCATGTGGAGAGTATACTTGGCTCAGTTCGAACCTCTCCAATCATGCCATGAATAATGCTTTTGGCAACAGTGGTCTTTGTTGGCACATTTGGAACACAGTGCTTCTCAAGCACCCCGATGAGTCCCAGATTCCCTTTGCCAGTCACAACAACACAGTGCTTCTCACAAAGATCAACCTCTTTTTCCAATGCAGATGCGCTTATGATAGCTCCTGACAGCCTTTCAATAGCCTGCATTATTGGCTCATATGTCAAGGTCTCGGCATATCCCACTCCTTTATTCCTTTGGCCAGCCACATGCATACCTATAACTTTTCGCACAGCCTTAGTGTCAGCCCTGACAATAGCCGCGCCACAAGTTCCAGGCATGCAATGAACTCTGTATCTGAGGCCGGAAACAACGGTGTGTCTTGAATTGAGCATATCGTAGGTGCCAGTTGGCACTTCAACGTCTACACTGGTTAGCTCAATAGTGGATAGGGTGTGCACAATTTGAAGAATCATCTCGTGATTAAATTTCGTTAAACACAGCACACCAGAGGTCTTTCTAAAATGCTTCCAATCCTCAGCAGTGGGAATATGTCCCGTGAAATCAACAGAAGGGGGAACCGTTTTGCCTAGATCCCACACCACAAGATCCTGAACACCCGACACAAGACTCATACGATGTGGCTCAAAAGGGATGCGCGCCACCTTATGAGGACATACGAAGTACAACTCGTCTCCAACATCAAATTCAGCCAAGTAGTGCGCAGGACATATAACAAAAGTTCCTTTCAGACGCAGCACACTATAACTGCGGTATATGCCATTCTTGAAGCTCAATATTGTGCAACTCATTTTGGATATGTGAGTTTGAACCAAGTTGGACATATTAACATCCCTAGTCAGTCCATAATCCCCGACTTGAGCTTGTTTCTCCACCTGTATCGAAGTGCCTTCAGAGATGAGT